ATGGACGAACGAGGGTTCACAAAGAAGATTCAAACCAAGTCCAGAGAGACGAGGATATTGAATAATAGATTTGGCAATTAAAATAAAAGAGTACCTTTGTCGGGCCTTCCAACAAGGTTAAGCCATAATTTTTTTGTTTGTTCAAAAGACCCAGTCCAAAAGATTGGGTTTTTTGTTGCAATTAATTTTGGAAGTCTATTTCTATTTATTAGTTTTGTTGCAAATTAAAACAAACGAAAAAATGGCAAAGAAAACAGAGATCAAAAACATGGTTCAACTTCGTGATTCACTTTTGGAAACTTTTAACCAATTAAAAAATGGGGAAATTGGGACGAAAGAAGCCAAGGAGACCAGTAACATTTCAGGAAAGATTGTTTCAACCGTAAAGGCTCAAATGGAGTATTATGTGATGACCAAGGCTGATGGTAAAATAGCATTTATGGAATGTTAGCAGATGCAGTTTCATTAATTTACGAACGTCTTTATTATCTTAATAAGGGCGTTCGTATTAAGGAAAAACCTTCAATATTTATAAACATTGAAGTAGATAGAGGAAGGTATGGCTATGATTTTTCTGATGTCTATTTGGAAATGTATAAAATTCCGTTTCCAGATATGAAAATGAAACCTAAAATTACAATTCGATTTGGGTTTAAAAGGAGTGAATCAAAAAATCATCTTTTATCAACGGGCAAGGACTCCGTCTCGATTCTTTTGGAATTAAAATCATTTCTAAAAATTGCAAATAAAGTTTGCGATAAAGTGGTTTTAAGTCACTCAAGCCTTCTGGATAACGAGGTGAAAAAAGTTTACAAAAGGCATTATTTGGAGGCTTATAGAAAAGGTTTTAATAATGCTGAAAGATTTGCAATAGATAGAATCCAAGAAGAGTTTCTTGAATTGACCGAAGAAATGTACGCTAAATTTGCAGATTTGTATATTAAGTCAAAAGACCCTGATTTTAGGAGAAGAATGAAAAACATGGATACTGAAGGCAAATCATATTTTGAATTTTTACCAACAACAAAAGAAGATGCAGAAGATTGGAAATGCATAACGGATATTCTTTCTCTTCATCAAAAAATTAAATCATTCGTTCAGGAAAAATCAACTTAAGGGGCTTCGGCCCTTTTTTTATTTATCTTTGCTTCATGGCAGGATGGAAGTTTTTTCTTAATGGAACTCAGGTAGAAGAGCCAATTGGGTTCGATTCAATTGAATTCACGGCAAAACGCCTTCCATCGCACGGCATTGACTCCCCATTCTCGACTGAACTAACCTTCACCGGGAAAGCAGCAAAGCTGATCAAGGCCGAATATGAGGCCCATTACATCAATGCTGAAATTGCCATCCTGATTCAGTCCAACGTAAAGGTAAACGGTTCAGATTATGCCTTTGTGGGCTTTCTGAATATGTCCATTTATACGGAAAAGAACGTATGTGATACGAACGGTTGGGAGATAACAGTCGGGATCATTGAAGACAATTTCAGAGAGCGTTTCTTGTCTCGTCAGGGGGTTGAGATTGATCTTTTGGCCGCAAAGGACTTGGATGAGAATGTAATAACTCCGGTTGTACTGGATACGATTGTGACCCATACGCAAGAGTTATTTCTGATTGGTAAGGCGAGGAATTATTCGAATCAGGTTGATCTTTTAGAATACACAACTTTTGCCGGATGGAACCTTGATGACTTTGCAGCATTGCTTCCAGCATATTATAGAAATTCAGATTTCAAAGGTTCTTTTGGAAACACATTTGATCCAATATCAACAAGCTATACAACAACAAGCCCGACCTTTGTAAATAACTCTGACTTTATCCGAACACTAAAATTTAATGTTTCCGCAAACGGAATATTTGGATGGACTGCATTTGGACAACCGGGAGATTCGGCAAACATTACTTTTTCGATTCAGGTTCGAAATTCAACGGTTGAAACGCAAAGGTTTTACTTATATGATTCGCCTTTAAATAATTATAATGATTCCAATGATACGGTTTGGAATTTTTCCGTTGAACAAGAAATAACATTAGACCCCGATGATCGGGTATTTATATTTATGCAATGGGGTTTCAATGGTAACATTGTTCCTGGAACTACTCCTTCTCCTGATTTAACAAAGCAACTGGCCTATTTATGCGAAAGCTGTTGCGTTATATTAACCGAAACAAACGCTGCTGCTAACGCATCTGAGACCAATGGTCTGAAGGTTTACAAAGCATTACAACGAGCAGTTTATTTATTGACGGGTGATCCTGATGGTCTGGTTTCTGATACCTTCAGCGATCCAGACGGGTGCTTCTGGAATAACTTCATCACAACGGGCCTCTACATTCGAAACGCCACAACAATTGAACAAGTAATCAATGGTTGTATTGATGAGGATGCAAACAACATCTATGCAATCAAAACATCCTTTGAAAAACTCTACGAAGGACTTGACCGGATTTTCTGCCTTGGTTGGCAATTCGAACAAGACACCTACGGAGCGTGGAAGCTGAGAGTTGAAAAGGCTGACTACTTTTACAATAACACCGTAGTCGTTCAATCCTTCTTCAAAGTTGGTCAAATCGTCCAGAATGCAATGTCAGACAAGTTGGTGAACAACGTCAAACTTGGGTACTCTGACAAGTTCAAGAACATTGCCGTTTCTGCCTTGACTGAAATCAACGCTGACCGGAATTACTTCATCGCTAACAAGGCAAGGGCCGATAATTCATCTGTTAGTCTTGACATCCGTTCTGACATCATTGCATCCGGTTATGCGATTGAATTTTACAGACGTTTGCAGTTTCTTCGTGAAGATTCAGGATCATCTGATAGGCCGAATGATTACGACCTATTCATCATCTGGACGAATCGTTATGAAGTGACGGTTGATCTGGATACTGAACCGGGATTGGGTTACAGATTGGAAGGTGAAACGGGAAGTAAGACCTTCGCACCTGGTACGGTCAGTTACGGCTCAAACTTCATCGCTGAATCCAACGGGCCGATTGATCGGGTTTATAATGTCTATCATTCTCCTGCTCGCATTGCTTGTCGGTGGTGGAAGTTCTTGGGAATGCACACCTATGGCCTTCCAACGGTCAATGCTATATTGGCCTATCAGGTCGGTCAGTATTTCACAGATTATTCAAGCCGGATTGATTCGACATCTGAACCAGACAATTGCATGGAGGTCGCAAACGGCCCCTCTGATGTGCTGAGTGAATCAACCAACATTGGGCCGGACATCTTAACCAATGCCGCACAAGACTACCTGATGAAGCCGATATCGGTTGAATTTGATGTTCCGCAATCCCTCTGTTCATTCATCGATATGTCTTACAATGGCAACGGATTGGTCAGGGTTACATCTGGCAGTCTGGACATTTACGGATTCATTCAGGAATCGGCAAACAAACCACAAGACCCTAATTCGGGGTTGTCAACTATAAAGTTAATTATGTCCAAAACTGGACTTGTTAACGGGGATTATAAAGCTTTGGATTATGATTCAGACGATTATTTCACGGGTTAATAAATTACGAAAATGGCAATAAAAACAAGGGCTGAACTCGATACGGTCAACACGGCCACATTTGGGGCCGGAAAGAATACTTTAGGCGATTCCGAAAAGGCGTTCAACGCTGATTGGATCGAATCAACCGCAACACTCTCTGACGATAATGACTTCACGGGGGTCAATGTACACACTAAAGAGGTCCGATGGCATAAGGGCGATAGTCTGGCATCTGCAAGCAGTCTAAATTTAGGAGTTACTGGTAATTTTCACCATGTAACCGGAAACGTAACGATAAATTCAATTTCGAACAAGCAACACGGAACACGGATGTTGTTGTATTTCGTTTCTGACCCATTATTGGCTCACTCAGCATCATTGGTTCTACCGAACGCAACCAGTATCCAGGTTCTTCCCGGAACGCTTTATGAGTTCATTTCAGAAGGTTCTGGCAATTGGCGAATGTTGAACAACGATTCACTAAATGGGGTAGTAATTACATCCCCTGCCGATGATCAGGTTTTGCAATATGTTTCATCGACTAAAACATGGGTAAATGTCGGACTTGGAACGGCTTTGGCTAATTCAATCGGGAGTTCAGGTGTATCCGGTCAGATACCACAGACGGACGGAGCCGGAAACCTATCTTGGACAACCAACGGTGGACCTACTTTGGCTCAATTTATCCGAAATGCTACCGAAACGCAAGCGACTGGAACGGTTGAAACCATAAATAAGACATTATTGATTCCGGCAAATACCTTTACCGGAACAAACGGTTTTAAAATTCTTGTGAGAATTAGAAAGGACAATCAAGGGTTTAACATTGTAACTACCAGAATTTACATTAGTTCAAACCCTGCATCATTTACTGGCGGTTCAGCTTTTATATTGGGGAATTATCAATTTCCGGCAGTTGCAAGTAATACTGGGGCATTGATGGAAAGGAGTGTATTGGTTGTAAATGCAACAACATTAACCTCTTACGTTTTCAACTCTGCATCATTGCCATCTGACATTAACACTACAAATGGAATCATTACTTCAAGTGCAATTGATTGGACAGTTAATCAATATGTTATTGTTACAACAGTTTGCAGCAATGCTGCTTATTCTGCATTCATCCGCTCAATTGAAATAACACCACAATAAAATGTTAGAACTAATTTACATAAATGAACTCTTAACATTGAATGGAGTTCAGTATAGTGTTTCAAATTTAGAGGCCACTTCAGATTTGAATGTTTTATTATGCATTTACAATGATGTCCACTTGTCATTCGTTGTTTTTGCGGCTAACGAAACGATGATTAACGGAGTCGTTCAAACATCTGCTCAAATGATTATTGACACACTTACAACCGTTTAATAACATGGCACAAAAAACAAGAGAAGAACTGAATGCGGCTAATGCAGCCCTATTCGTGAATAATTCAACTGGTGACATCACGCCAGAATTGGAGAAGGCGTATAATGAGGATGTGAATGACTCCTTTGCGATGCGTTATGAGTTCGATGTCACCATTACAGATACGGCAGCGATTCAAGGAATGAATACCGCACCTATCATATTGGTAGAGGATGACGGGGTTAGTTATCTGCAATTAATTGCGGCTACTATTATAATGAATGATGACGGAGCGACTCAATATGACTTTACGGGTTATATGTCAATTATTGGCACAGGAGACAGTAATGTTAAAGCATTTAGTGCAGCTATGGATGTTAGTATTGGATCAGGCACAACATCCATATTAACCTTTCCGGTTAATTTGCCCGCTACGCATAACTTATTTTTGACGGCTAAAACATCTCAAAACGATGGCGGTTTTGCTCTCTCAGCGTTCTCGGACGCAACAGAAGGCGATTACACCCTTAGAGTTTATGGAACGTACGCTAAATTCCCGATCGCATAATGGGCAAGGCTAATCCATTCTACCGATTCAGTCCGGCATCGTCCAATGGCGGATTCATGCCGGAATCAAACTTGCAATCAAGCCAACTCAACATTGTTTATGGCGAGTTTACGGATGATATTTTCGTAGGTGATCCGATTGGGCTATTGATTAGTTTCCTGCAAACCACAATTGACGCTTATAACAACCCTTTGGATGGGGCGAATTTGAGGTTAGTCTATCCGTCACCGTGGCCCGTCCTTTCTGGAATCCAGACATTGACCTTTTACATCCAGAACGATCAGTTGTTTGCCGTTGATTCAACTCAAGTGATCAGCATCACAGTTGATCTAAATGATAACATCGTAACCTCTACTACGTTTGTTTTCCTTGGTACAATCACCAACACGGCAACGTATGCCAATGCCTTGATTCCGGTTGAACTTGAAATCAGAAGAGCCTTGGAGGTGTATTACCAGAACGGTGCAGCTATATTCCCTCTGGCCTATTCATTCGATGCAACAACGGGCATTGCTACTTCGTTTTTGGCTGAAGCATCGGACTGGCAATTGGACCTTACAACGGGCGTTGTTGATCGCTATCCTGCAATTGCTAATCCATTCGGCCCGGTCACTTATTACCCGTTTGCGGTCCTATCGGCACAAGAAGCCTATATCCTGACACTATTCGACCGGGTCATTAATTACACCGTCCTGAATCCGTCTGCAACTGCCTCTGATGTGGAGACTTATTTCAGTTCAATATTGGGAGGTCTGACCGCATCAACTGCAACCGAGACATCCGGCATTCTGGAAAGGGTATCAATTCAATTCTCTGAATCGAGAGATTTCTTGCTGATTGGGCGTTTTGATGTAACCTGGTCATTTCAAAGGTTCTTCAATCCGACTGCGGCAACCAATGACTTCTTTGCCAATTACAACATCTCAGAGGATTTGCCCTATGCCCCTCTGAGTGGTCAGCTATTTCCAGACGGTTGGTATTCACTTGAACAAATCCAGTTTGACAACGGTTGTGAACCGGACAACTCTGATACCTTCCAAATGCCAATCAAGACGGGTGACATCTATCAGTTCAATGTGATTCCAAGTCAGGCCAATCTATTCGGGCTGACATCGGCAAAGGTTGGGTTGTTTGATTCGAATTTGAACTTTGTGCAGGAAATCGGAACGGTTGGCTTTCCACCATGCGGCTTAATAGATACGGTTTCGGTAACATTTGATGTTGGCGGTATGATATCTGATATTTTTATAAATTCGGCTGATATTTATATAACTTTTGTAACGTGTGATTCCACTATTGAAATCGTTGTTCCTTTTGCCGTTATGGATTTTAGTGGTACTTCTGCAGATTTCTGGGCATCAGTATTAGATTATGTTGCATTACAAGGTGACTATTCGGGTTCATACAATCAGGTCTTTTTGACCGTAACGCTAAACTTTATTGTTGACTATTCTTTAAATATTTTATCGGTTAATTTATCTGCGTTAACAACTTATGGCGGAATTGGCGAAAGAAATAGCCGTTGTATTGCTACCCAATTCCAAGCAACCGTTACAATCCCCTACGCCCCTGACGGATGCTATTGTTTCGGCCTTTACAACTACGATATAGTTCAATTTTATGACACGATTGCTGAAATCTATTCGTTCTCCAACGCTCTGATTCTTGACAATTCGGAATGCTTTTCGACCATTTGGCAGTTTGGAACATCTGAAGATTCGGTGGTGGAAGGGTTTGAATATTACGATGGATGGATTCAGCAGGTACGGCTACCGATCAACGGAGGCGGTGAGAAGCCAAAGATTGAAGAGTCAATTTATCGCAACTCAGACGGAACGTATCAACGCCCTTCTAATTATTCAGACAATACATTAGATTTGCATTCAGATTATGTTGACATTGAAACACGGAATGCGTTGTTTGCTGCCACCAGACACCCCATACTGATTTTCAATAATCAAAACATCTTCGTTTCGGGTGATCTTGACGTTGCCACCGTTCAGGACTATTCGAAGCAAACCTCCTTTAGAAAGCTTGCTCAAGTCAAGTTTTCAGCACTTATTCAGGGATTCCAACCTGAAAACAACGTCTGTATAGGATGTTGAAACCGCTAAAATTCAAATGAACATTACTTTAAATTGTCCTCCGGTTACTTGTTACAAGAACTACCGTTGTGACGTTGATTATAAAGGTCGGATCATTGGGGCCGCATTGGTTAAGAAGACCGTGTCGAGCCTGATTGACAAGACAGATGCAACATCATTACTTGACTCGCTATTATATCAGGCTCTTCAAGGTGATGCAATTCTATTTCTGAACATCGCAGGGGAGAAACCAAAACCAGAAACGGCTGAACTGCCGGGTGTGGGAATGCGTATCAATCGACCAGGTGCGAAGACTCACACATTGACCTTTGTCGATGCTCAAGTGATTGCCAATGTTGATTCTTACAACAGAATCCTTCGATCGTCTCAGAACTATGATCTGTACTACTTCACACCGGAGTTGTATTGGGATGCCTCTGGAACGCAAGTGACTGTCATCGGTGATCCAATCATCCAGAATGACCTGACTCAATTCATCAACGGTGAAACGATGGTGAAATGGGTAGCCGATACCAATCCGATTCCGTCAAACTTCGATACTGACACCCTTCTTGAAGGTGTGTTCTATGAGATTTCAGGAAATGAAACTATTGCCGGAGAAGTTGGTACGTTTCAAACTGAAACTTATACGGCTACTTTGAACTATGATTTTGGTTCACAAACTCTGCCGAATCAGATTTGGTCTGTTGAAGGTACTGCTGCGGTTCTTGCCTCTCTTAATGGGTCAATGAATCCAACAACTGGTGCATATTCATTTTCACCGACAGAAGCAGGGACATTTGACATTACCGTCAAGGTAACTAACTCTGCCGGATGTATATTTGGAACATTGGATGTAGTAGTAACTGTAACCGTAGCTCCTTAATAACGTGAACGAAGTATTTCTTGGGGTAATTGCTCAAATGCTCATGGACGAGAAAATCCGTGAGGGTAAGTCTGAATACGTGGAGGAAATCCGTGAAATTGCGGAAGAACTTGAACCACATTTTGACGAGGACTACCCTAAGAAATTGCTTCGGGTTCAGCATCCCGGTGAGCAGCCTTGGATGCGGTTGTATCGCAAGGAACGATGGCAACCAAAGACCAGAACGGCAACCGGAAGAGTCTTTACAACACTTCAGAAAATCCAACAAGCTGATGACTTCAAAGTCCAGTTCAAAGAGGATTTCAAAGAAACGGGAATCGCTGAGACCAACCCAAAAGGGTCGTTGAAAAACTATCTGATGTACGACTTGCCTCTGTACGGGTCAATCGAGACATTCGTTTTTTCAATTGGTTTATGTAAGTACCTGGAGAACCCAAATGCCGCAATATTCATCGGGCCTGATATTGAATCATGGATCAAAGAGCCATTGAACCAAGGGGCTTTAATCAACTTTGAAGAACCATTCCCTCAGATATTTGAAGAAGAGGACATACTTTTCAAAGATGAATACACTCTGATTGTCAAATTGGATCAGTACAAGGCCAAGGACATAAACGGGAACTACATGAAGTGGGATCAGTTCCTGACCATTACTGAAATGGGCTTGGTTCTAACCCGTCAGATCAAGCCCTACGCAAAGGATGTTGACCCATTTGACCAATACTTCATCGACCATGATTTCAAAGCGTTTCCAGTTGTAACGGTTGGCTCTGTGATATACGAGGTTGAAGATGGTCAATTGGTTTACAATTCAGTCCTCACGCCTTGCCTTCCTGCGTGGAATGATGCTCTATTCATGAATGATGACTTTCTTGTCAACAAGGCTCTCCATTCAAACCCAATCTTCTGGCGATACAAGAACTCACCGTGTAAGACCTGCAATGGCACGGGAATGCGGATCAATAAGAGTGATAACACTCAATCCACTTGCAACACGTGCAACGGTAACGGTCTGGCCTCTGAGGGTAGTCCGTTTGCATCTATTGAAATCAATTTACAGAAGAAGAACGCAACGAATCCAGATGTTCAGACTCCAACGGGTGCGCCTGCCGGATATATCCAGTTGGACATTGAAGCGTTGAAGTTCCAAAAGCAAGAGATTGATGATGACATTTACAGAGGCTTTCAGGCCATCGGTCTGGAGTTGCTTGCCAATGTTCCTGCGGCCCAATCTGGAATCGCTAAACAATACGACCGAAAGGAAATCAATACGTTCTTTTTTCAGGTAGCGATTCATTTTGGTTACCTGATTGAAAAAATGTCTGAATTGATATTCCTGCAACGCTATGCCTCTGAGATTGACAACGGATTGATCAACAAAGACCAGATAAAGGCAAACATTCCGACCGTTGTAATCCCGACCGACTATGACATCATTACCACCGAGGTGCTATCAGCTAACCTATCTGAGTCAATCAAATCAGGCTTTGACCCGATTATCACAAACGGATTGACAAGGCAATACACCGAGAAAGTATTTGGTGAAAATAGCTATCAATTGAAGTTGCTAAAAGCCAAGACAATCATTGACCCTCTGCCCTACATGACGAGTGAGGAGAAGTTAGTCCTGAAAGATTCAATGGGTTGTAGTGAGTTGGATTACGTAACATCAGCCTACCTTCCGGCCTTTGTGAATCAGTTGTTAGAGGCTGATATGATGTGGTTGGACAAGGATCGTAAGATTCAACGTGAAGATGTGCGTAAACTCGCACAAGACAAACTTGCTGAAATCAAGGCAAGCATCATTCCGATTATGCCAATTGGTGGGTAATGATTTCAGACAAACAACTTGAGATAATCCGCAGGATTCAGACTCTTCAGGCTGAACTGGAGAACGGCATGAATTCCCGATTACCGGAAATCTTCAAAGGTTTGTCCGACCAGGTTATTGAACTAACCAACGATCTGCCACTTGACCCAAAGAAACGGGCCGCAAATATCAGGGCCATCATCGGCCTGAAAACACAATTGACCAATGTCATTGTCACCAATCCTGAATATGTCAGAGAGGTTGGTCGGGTTCTGGATGGATTCAAGGATTTGAAGAAGCTGTCTGACCTTTACTTTTCGGAACTGATTGACGGGTTTAATGCGAAAGAGGTGTTGTATCAGGAAATCCTCAAAGCCAATGTTGAAATCACAAAGGATATGCTTTTGGGGTCTGGCATCAGGAATAACTTTGCGAATGCCATACAAGAGACCTTGTTAGCCAATGCAAGCGGAACGACCAATAAAACCCTATTGCAAAAAACAATGAGGCAGTTTATTGAAGGAACTGAAACAGAGAAGGCGTATCTGAATAGATATGTTTCACAAACGACCAACGACAGTATCATGGCCTTTTCACGGCAATACAACCAGACAATTGCAGAGGACTTAAATTTGCAGTACGGGTATTATAGTGGTACGCTCATCGGGGATTCACGTTCTTTTTGCAAGGCCCGTGCAGGTCGTTACTTCAAGAAATCGGAAGTGGAAAACTGGGCCAATCTTGGAAATTGGGATGGACGTTCGAAAGGCACTACAAAATCCACAATCTTCTCATTATTAGGGGGTTACAACTGCCGCCACGACTATTTTCCGATTACTAAAACTCAATATCGGGTAGCTGAACAAAGAGGGCTAACCGGATTGAAGTAATTCACCTATTTTTACAAAAAAATTAAGCCATGAACATTTGCCTTCAAGACTTCATCGGATTACGGGGTTGCTCGACTGTTGAACCAGAATCAGGGGTGTACATCAATCAGTATCCGGGAATGAGTACGGAACTACTTGACAAGGTTGCATCGTCTGATCAAGTGACCTTTGCCCAAGTCTGGAATGATGTTCAACAGACGGCTTATCTGCAACTGAAGACGGGTGTTCAAAAGGCATTGAAGGACTTTGCGTCTGCCCGATTGGATCAGGTTCTATTCCAGACTTCCAAGTTGTTTGTTCAACAATGGCAACAAATCAATCCGGTTCCGGCAGAAGCGATTTACAAAGGTGTATTCACATCAATTGCCGGATCGAAGTATGCCGCCTTGAGAGTGAAGAAAGCATACATCTACAATTCCGGCAATGTGGCCGTTGATAATGTGGTGATCAAGTTCTTTCAATGTCAAGACGGAACGGTGCTTTATCAAAAGACGGTGACGGTTCAACCAGGGGCGAACTTCATCACTATAAACCAAACCTTCAATCTGGTCTTCGACAAAATCAACATTGCCATGCTAGTTGATTGCACAAACCTCCCAACCTTGACGGGTCAATTCATTGATAATGGTTCTTGGAACTGGCAGGGGATGGATGCCCAATGTGCATCTCGTTACTATTCATGGTTGAATACTTCCGGTTTCAATATCTTCCCGGTCACGGCCCCATTGAACTACGGTTTAGGGCAAGACTGGAATAACGACTGGAGTCAGTCAGCCATCTACTGGGATGCTGAACTGCTCTGCTCTCTGGATGCCTTTATCTGCGGTCAGCGTGAGTTCTTGACTGAAGCATGGGGCAATCTATTATCGGCCTCAATCCTCCGGTTTAAACTGGGATCACAAAGGGTGAACTATTTCACCCAATCGAATCGGGAATTGACTGAACGGGCTTATGTGTCCTTTGAGGACGGTTATAAAGAAGCCCTTAACAATTGGGCTGAACAGTTGAACCTTGCCAATGAGGGTTTGTGCTTCGATTGCGATGATCAGGCCATGATTTCGACATCAGGGAGACGGCCATAAAAAAACCGGACTAAAGTAGTCCGGCCTTTCAGCACTTTTATCTTTTTACATTTTAACTAAAGGATTTGCATATCAATTATTGGTAAATCTGGATGCCTCATTGCCTTGGCAAGTTCTGAAAGGTTTGAATTACACGCAAGAAATACTTTAGACTGAGATAGAATTCTAGCATCAACGTATGCGTCTTTATTTATTTTTAATCTTTTTTCCCCAACTACATGATGACTTAAATTAGTTGGAAAAGATGAAACAATTTGCTTACCATAAATCGCTTTTAATTTTAAAAACCGATTTTGGTCTTCAGTTGCCAAAAATATTCTATCGTTAAATTTATTAATATGTTGGCAAATAGTTTTAATACTGACCAATTCGCATTCGGTCGCTTTGTCGGTTCCTCTGGCATGAACGCCTATCCAATCATAAACGCCCATTGTATTTGGTAGTAGGCATCTATCTCTAAAACAACTCTCAAAAGCTAATCTGTTTTTATCAATATCTTTTGGACCATCACCATCCCAAATCAAATCCTTTACATAAAATTCTGATTCTCCAAATGCAGGGTTTGTAAAAAGGTCTTCCAATTGATAATCCTGAAACTCAATATTCCAGTTGCCATATTGCTCAAAGTGCAACCAACAAAGGCGCAATGCCTTATTCATTAAAGCCCCAAATCCATGTGAACGGTAATGGGGAGTATCTTTTGATTGAATTATCAATTTCATATTCCTCTTAAAGTAAATACCCATGAATCTGGCATATCCTTGCGATAATAACCTAAAAGTGAATTTTGATCCATTGGAGGCATTTCAAGAATGGATGCCAGTAAAGAAGCGGCTGATTGATCCTGACGGTGAAAAAGAAACCTAGGGTCGGAACTTTGATTATCATGGTTTCTTGAACCTCTGAACACCCCATCATGACAAGCCTTCATCCATCTATGAATAAACTCTCTACCTTTTGCGTTTTGAAGATTTACGCCAAAGATTCCAGTTGCAAGATCAGGCCAACTTTCTACTTTATTACGATTTAGCTTGAAGTACTCTAAGCTAAAATCATTACAAGTCTGAGCGCAATTGTAACCAGATGACCAAAAGAAAAAACCTTGCTCATCAATGATGTCAAAAATCGTCATTGGATCATTCAAAGCCCAAACAGACGAATCACACCAAAGGATGTGAGTGAACCCTTGGTTAATTGCTTCCATGAATGCCGAACACTTGACATGATAATTTGAATCCTTCGGGAATTCATCATTAGGCCATTGGTTTTTCCAAGTCAAAATAGTTCCGGCCCAACCAACTTGATTCAAGCTTCTGACTAGCCTATCAGTTCCGGCCCCATACCAACCACCACCAACACAAGCGTTAATAATAACGGGCTTATTTTCGGTCAAATCCATACTTTACTCTGAAAGGTGCGTTTCGATATTGATAATGATACAATGGTTTGCAAATGTGGTATTCTGTTTTGATTAATCCAGACTTTTTGAGCCTTTTTGAAAAGTCATAATCTTCACCGTATCTCAGGTCAATAAACCCAATTTGCAAAGCAATAGAACGCTTGATTGGTACTTTGTGATAAGGTGTTCTGACGTAATCATAACCATCTATACCATCCATCCAATCGGGGTAATTATTGCTAACATTGGCCCTTTTACCTTTGGTTCCAGAACAAGAAATCTCAAAGGTTATGCAGTCTGGTTGTTCTTTTATTCCTCTCCATATTTCAGTCAGATAATCGGTCATTACCGCATCATCTGAATCAATTGACACAACATATTCACCTTTGGCTTTTACGTGCATCCTCTGGCGTTTAAAGCCTATTGAGACTTCTTTGTTGTCCATGTCCACAATAATTTCAACCTGATCAGCAACGCCCAAATCATTAATCTGATTCTGGACATTTTCAACCAGTAAATCCGTCATTCGTTTTCGGTCAATAGTGGACGGAATAAGGATTGATAATTTACAATCCATAAATCAGGTTCTCAAAGTTGGTGTGAATTGGTCTCATCCCGAAGTGGGTAAAAATTGAATGAAAAGCCGATTTCATCATTTTGTTTGAATTGTATTCAACACAAACCAGTTTAGTTGCCATTTCTTTCAAGTTCATTTCTTTCAAAATAAAGAAATCCAGACCTTCAGCATCAATCGAAATGAAATCAAATGTCTTAACACTACATCCGGCATAAAAGGACGGCCATGTAAGTACATCAACCTCTGATTCGACAAATTGCTCTGTTCCTTGCCATCGTTTCATCTCATCCGGTTCAAGAGTGGATAGTAAACCAGAATCGCCCTTGTGTAAGTGACTGCCTGAAATGTGAAAAGGCATTTTACCGTTTTCCTTGCCAATTGCACATTCGAAGACCAGAACCTTTGAGCCATCGTAAAGTGTTTCAAGTTTCTGGAATGGATCAGGTGCAGGTTCAACACATACGCCAGACCAACCAGACAAGGCCAATGCCCGACTATTTGATAAAGTCTGCCCATCATTGGCCCCAATGTCAAGAAAACATCCTTCCGGTTGATTCTTGAAGTAATCCAGGATAACTTCCTGCTCGTTGTTTTGCGAAAATATCATTTTGGAAATCCTTGTTTTTGACGTTTGATAAAATTTGAATGATCAATCTTGTGCAGACTTGGGCTTTCTGTTTTCCGTGACAATTGATCGGCCGGAGCCTTACCGTATGCCGGGTGCAGATGGTCAAAGATAGGCTCAGAAATGAACCTGTGACATCCTCGTTGCTTTGCGACCTCAGTAGCTTCATTATCGCACCAGACACTCTTATAAGACGGATGATAAATGTACCCATCCCGGTTGAAGTAATCCCGTCCAATGATTGAAAGGGTTGATAGTGCATTGCCGGGCAAATGATGGTTCGTGTCACGAAAGTGCAAAAACAGATCCGTGTCACCTTTGAACATGAATGCGTCTTCAATGGTCTTGTCGAATCCTTTAATCGTGAAAACCTGATCATCCGAAACATTGACCAGAATATCCCAATGGGTGAAATGTTCTAAATCTCGATTAATCGCATCAATCTTGTTTCTTGATTTGCCGTAAAAAGAATGCATTTCAATAAAAAAGTTCTGATTAATCCATTCTTTGAATTCTGGATTATTGACCGTATAATCATTTTCATCCAAGGTCAAACAGATCAGGTAATCGGGATTGACTGCCATTGTCTGAATGTTCAGCAATGTTCGTTTGAGATTGTCGGGCCTTGATTTCGAAGTGACCTTATAAAGGATTTTCATGATTTCAATATTCGTTGTTCAAAAAAGTCTTTATGTTCTGGAAAGTTAGATGTAAACATCCTGGAGTACATGGATGAATAGTTGTTAAGACTTCCAATTAATATTACGCCTAATTTTGTAAATACAGTCTTTTGAAACACAAAATTTCAAAGCCAGATCATTATTTGACAATGTAGTATTTCTAATTTCTGCAACATCTTTTTCGGTCAATAATGCCCTTGGATGATTTGCCCGACTTCCATAATTTAATACATTGATTTTATGCATGGTATTTTCATAGTATGTTGCCCATTCTAAATTCCATTCAGCATTATTATAAGGATTTCCATCAATGTGATTAACAGTTTTTTTATTTTCAGGATTTTCTTTAAATGTTAAAGCAATCAACCTGTGAAGATTATGAATAGAAATTATCTTGTCTTTACTCAACCTGACATGATAGTATTTTGTTCCTTTTTGAGGTCTTAAAATCCGTTTTTGTCGATAATTTGATCTAATTCTACCAAACGAACTTACTTCATAAAGCCCCTCATATCCGACAACGCTTTTCCAAATTTCTTCCTTATTTTCCATAAAAAAAGATTGCCCCAAATGCAAAGGCTCGTCCGACTCCTGAATAGGAATAGGCAATGCAAGAGGGGCAAGGTTTTTGAATGTTTTCATATCGGACGAGCAATACAAATATACAAAATTTTATCCTGAAATATGTCTGTTAATTCCGGTGTGAACGCAGAAGCCCTCCAACAATGTTGCGGCCCTGAATCCATGTTTGAAGTATTGCTTGCCAACTAACTGTTCAGCTTGCAATGGGTTTGATGGTGACCAATGTACATCAGCGTACATTCCATTCGGAAAAAGTTTCTGGTAATCGGATAACCTGCGTAGACCACAATTAAAACTGAAGCCATTCCAGACACCTCTGTAACCCGTCTTCATCATTTGATATTTTACACCGTCCTCGGTGGTCAAAACTTGTCCAATTGCCGGGTGACCATTGCGGTCATTGGGACTTCTCAGCCATATTTGCATGATGTGAGCCTTTTCTTCCAGAATCGAAAGTGATTTCAGGACGAATCCAGTTTTGAAAAACTCCCAGTCGCATTCTAAATGCATTATATAAGGCGTTTCAACTTCCTTGTACATTCGGTCAATTGCCGCAATCTGATTTTTGTATCCTGCAAATTCCTTGTATTCGCAATCGGGCCACTTCCATGCAATAAACTCTCCAATCTCAACTGGCAATGGCAATCCAGAATCTTCATTAATAAAAAATGCAATTGGTGGCGGCCCATCCCAAAATTTAGCAACTGATGTAATTGTTTTCTCTAAAAGGTCAAACCGACCACAGGACGTGAGAGTTATTGTTATTTGACTTTCCACTTTGATAAATTTGATTGATGTGTAATAATAGAATCCCGATAATCCCCAAATCGACATACCACAACATTGCCGTCTGGATGAATTGCCAGAACGACAACCTGCGAATCCTGACTGATAATCCGGCCCTTTTCGCCTTGGATGAATCCTTTCGGATAGTAAACCCCGTACTGGTTAATTGAATCCATAGTGCTTTAATAGTTGAGGTGCTACAACATAAATCAAGAATATAATGACGCAAATGGTGATCATAAGCCAACTGAAGAGTCCAAGGTAGGACTCTCGCAGTTCATTTCTCGTTTCTCTATTTGGTAACATTGCTAAAAAACAAAGTAGGAGTCATCAATAATTGTCAGGTTTGTACCCGGTTCAAAATCCTTGTGGTTGCCTCCTAATATATCCCTCTGAAGCATCAACGATAACTTTGTCACAAATACGTGAACCCAAAGTTCAAGGTTGCCAATCACCGAACAAGACGAAATCAGAACCCCAACATCGGGGGTGTCATCGTTGATTTTGGAAAGGGTGATCTTGCCCCCATAAAGGTTTATGATCTCCTGAATCCTTTGAAGGTTGGAATTCCTCAACGAAAGTGAAGACTTAAATTGACTGTTTGACAATATGGCTATTGCGGCCAAATGATTTGCTGATGTTTGCATGAATTTTTTTGTTTTATTTTGTTGGGTCAAATATAGAATAATCAATTTCATATTTGCAACAAAAAAATAAAATAAAATGCCAAAGTATAATTCACTCCAAGCGTTTGCGGCTCAACAACTGGCTAACTTCCAGAACGCTACGGATGCCAACAAGGTACTGCGTACGGCTTGTGTTGATGTGGTTGCCGCAATGCTAAGACGAATTCAAAATGATGGTGAAAGGTCGGATGGTGCTAAAATGGTAACTAAATCATCTCAGAAATATGGTGCTTACTCAAAGGCATACGGACGATTTAGGGCTAAGAAAAAACGACAAACGGCCATTGTTGATTTGACCTTTACCAGTAGTGGCACAATGTTAGACTACCTAAAGCCCGGCCCGACCGGGGCAAATAGTTATGGTATTGGCTTTCTTGGGCCAGATGAATTCCAGAAAGCTAAATGGAATGAAGGTAACTTTGGGATTATCTTTGATCCGAGTAAATTGGAAAATCAATTAGCCCTCGTGTCAATTAACAAGTCAGCACAAAAACTACTTTCAAAATGACCATCAAATCCGACATCCAAAAACTGAACGATAAAATCTGCACCATGTTTGGCAATCAATGCCTCAACTATGGTGAAGGCCATGAAGTCATCTTGGAAAACGAAGGTGCTAACTATGCATCTGTCAAAGACAATCAGCCCTGCTCAGTCAATGACAACTATGATTTAGTAATGTTCTACGTTCGGACTGGATCGGAGCCTACTGGTCAGTTGAAGGGAGGCAACCAGACCGTTCTGAGCCGGAATGTATCCTATAAGTTGATCGGCAACGCCAAAGGGCCGGATGCTGAATTCAACCTTGCCGTTCTGGTCAATTCAATTGCAGGGATTAAATACACCGGGAGCGATAACAACGCAAAGTCAATCGCTCAGACCTACTTCGGACTGACGGAACACAACTTTGAGACGTATTTCTTCTCAATTGATTTCACTAATGTAGAAACCATTGTATGCCCTAAATGCTAAATCATGGCTGAAAAGAAATTCAAAGCAAAGGTAGACGGCAAGACCGTAAAATTTGGGGCAAAGGGTTACTCCATTGCACCAGGTACTCCCAAAGGTGACAGTTATTGTGCGAGGTCAGCCGGAATCAAGAAGTGTAAAAACCCACCATGCCCGAATGATTTAAGCCGTAAGGCGTGGGGATGCGAGGGCAAAAAGTCGGTAAAAAGTGCCGCAAAGAAATATAAGAGAATTTAAGTAAATTTGCAAAATGGTGCTACCATTCGATCAGATTTACATCATCAGCCTAAAAAAATCGACCAACAGAAGAAAACATCTGTTCGAAGAATTCAACCGCATCGGTGGTGTCCTGACAAAGTCCGGCCAGATTCCGACCATTGTGGATGCCAATAATGGTTGTAAGTATAGTCACTATGTGGACAACTCCACCAAGCGGATCAACCGGAAGCAAAACATAAGTCAGGGCGAAATCGGGTGCTTTGCATCTCATCGGGCCGTCTGGATGCAATTTCTTGAATCCGATGCTGAAACGTGTTTAATCCTGGAGGATGATGTCCGATTCGGGATGAACTTTCAACATCTGATTGAGAATTATGATCAGTTACCTGAATTCGATTACCTGAACCTTGGGTACATCACCAATAACAAATCCATTAAGAACGAATTTAAACACATCCTGCCAGACAAGTTTCAACTCCTTTACTCAGGTTCTGGAATGTGGTTGACTCATGCCTACGTTGTAAACCGTAAGGCGGCTCAAGTGTTCCTCGATGGAACTCAGGTTCAGACTGGTGGAATTGACTGGCAATTGACCGGGTTGCAAGACCGCATCAAGTCAATCGGGTTTCAGGGCAACCATGTGGCAACTCAGGCCAAAACAACACTCTGCAACCCCTCTTTAATCAAGCACACTCAATAAGTGAATAACTATGTCAGATAAATTAAATTACATCCGTCAGGCGATTGCCAAGGGTGAAACACGGGTCAATGTCGTTCGGACAAGAACCAACAGTTCAACGGGGTCAATAGAGATTGCAGGAATCGTTTCAGTTAATGCTGAGACGGCCCTGAAATTACTGACTACTCCATTCAATCAACGGCCATACATCTGGAAACGGATTCAACCTTTGGGATTTGATGCGAAAGGTTATGCCGGATCAAACGGAACCTTTGAAAGGCCGGATACAAACCCTCTTTCATTGGATGCCCTGAAGGAACAAGCACTTGCCAATCCTGAAGTAATTCAGGCAATCCTCGATGCTGAGAAGGCCAGAAAGAAGGCCGAAAAAGAGGCCGCAAAATCATCTGAAACCACCGAATCCGAATCATAATGGCAAACGTACTGGACATTATTAAAGAATTTGCGGCCAAGGCCGGGATTCGTGACAATCAGGAATTTGATTTGGCCCTTGCCGGATCTGCTGCTGAAACTCTAAAAGGTCTGGAATTACCGGATTCAGTAATTGATGTGATGCGGACCAACCTGATGGACATTGGACAAGCCAAAGCTAATTTGGACTTGAAAAACCATTTCACGGGTCAGGCGTTCAATGGTCTGGAATCCTCATTCTGGGATCAGTTGAAATCATCCGGTTTCGAAGATAGCGAAATCGAAGAAATCAAAGGTGCATCCAAGTCAACCGGGCAAAGGATTTCCAAGGCATTGGAAAAGTATCAGGCCAAAATGGACGATGCGAAGAAGCACAAGCCCGGGTCAGATGAATATGTGCGTAAGATTGCAGAGGCTCAAAAGGCTTTGGAAGATACCAGAAGCCAGTATGAATCGAAGCTAACAGAGGCCCAACGGTCGGCCAATGAGAAACTCCAAAAGTTCTGGATGCAGGGCAAACTTGCCGGGATTCAATGGAATGATGCCATCCCTGAAATCGCAAGGGAGGCAACATACAATGCCGCACTATCTGCCCAGTTGCAAAAGTATGATGCCAAACTTGTATTTGATCCTGAAACGCAAAACGCCAGACTGGTGCAAGCCAAAGATGAAAGTCTGCCTCTTGTCTTGTCCGGTAAAGAATTTGGATTTAATGACTTGCATTCTGTAATTTTGCAAGAACATAAACTTATGAAGGAGTCAGGTGGTGGCAACCCCAATCCTTCACCCACTCCAAACTATACCGCCCCCGTTCACGGTGGTGGAAGCAATCAGCCTAAACAGCATCCGTTAATTGCGAATGCTCTGGCGAACCTGAACATTCCTTCAATGGATTGATTCAGTAAATCACATTTACAAACGTGTCTACTGCTATAAATAATATTAGCCTTGGGGTGCTTACGTCACTCACGGCTAACATGATCAACAACGCTGAGACGGTCGGTATCAATACCGGAGCCTTGGGAGCGTTAAATACTGCTGAGAACCTTGCAACTGGTAAAATCATCCGGTTGGCAAATGATGACGGAACCGGAACGCAAAAGCAAGTTCGTGTTGTTACCAAGCAACGCCAGACTGCTGCTGATACCGTGTCTTCTAAATCATGTACTCCTGGTTCAGAACTATTGTACGAAGAGGAGGTTGTAACCATCTCTGACTATGTTGGTTCAAGATTCTTGTTGAACGAATCAACCGTTCGTCAATATGATGCATCCTACTCTGAACTTGTACGTTTGACTGGTTCTAAAGACCCTCGTCAGATCGTTATGAAAGCCTCTGAAATGGGATCGGCTACAACTGAACTTTCCGTAATCCGTGAGATGTTCAGCGATTTCCAATTGACAATGGATGCTCAGATTCAGGCAGTCAACAAGAAGATTCTTGCTTATGCACTTGCTGCCAAGGGTACTTATGTCGGTGGTGCTGCTACCAATTCATATGCCGTTCAGAATGGTGCAACCTACGCCAACGGTGCAGGTTCAATCAACCCAGGTGAATTGATGAAATTCCGTCAGGATATGAGAAAGACTAATTTCAACGGAACGCCTCACGTAATCTCTGGATTCGGTGCTTTAGATCGGATTTTCCAACAAGATTCAAGGTATTTCGGACCGGGTGCAAATGGTTTCGACTTCGCCTCTGTACGTGCGGCTGCCGGACAAGAAATGCGTTTATTCCAAGATCAGAACGTAGTAACTGAATTGGGTGCTGAAGATGATGCTATCGTATTCATGCCGGGTTCAATGCTTTATCTTCCGTTTATGCAATACGTAGGCAACTACGGTGACATTGGAGTAATGAAGCGATTCACTATGCCAATCCCACAATTGCCAAACGTGAACGTGGATGTGCGTATCCTGCCAGATGAGTGCAGCGAAAACTATGCGGTCTTCATCGACCAGTTCTTCGAAATCTACACACCTTCAATGGAGTTGTTCAAATCAACTGACCGTCTGAATGGTGTAAACGGTGTTTTCGAAGCCGCTTTTACACAATCGTAGACGGTTTAGGAGGATATTCAGACGGATATTCAGACGGCTACGATTAAATACAAAAGGGAGTCTAAATCAGGCTCCCTTTTGCTTTCCATAAAAATCCATGAGATGTTTTTGTTTTGCCAGAAACACATCTACCTACACAACAACCTGAGTATCCATATTTTTCAGAAGCACTTGCAATTGATTTAAAATCTGCAATCCATATTCCATCTAATGTAAATTGAGAAATGGGGGTTCTTCTTACTTTACCTTTTATGTTAGTTCTTTTCCCAAGTCCCTTATTAATTGCGTGTTGATTATTTTCTAACTGTGTTGCCCATTCAAGGTTCTCAATTCGATTATCTGTTTTAATCGCATTGATGTGGTTCACAGTTTTTTTGCTTTCTGGGTTTTCAATAAATACATCGGCTACTAATCGGTGAATTCGAAATGTCTTAATCTTACCCAATGCACTAAGTGTTACCATTGGGTATCCGGCTTTGTCAATAGTAAATCTCAGCATCCTGCTTTTATACGAACATTTAGTTTGAACGCCATTCAATACCTGCATCACAAACCGATCAACACTTCTTACCCTGCCTTGGTTTGAGACTTCATAAAAGCCATCATAACCTTTTACACTTTTCCAGATTTCTTCCATTTTAAAACAAAAGCCCCAAATCAAAACGAGGACGAGTCGTTCCAATCTGAGGCTATGTTGTGGCATTGCTGCCAGTTTCTTATACCAATCTCGTCCATTGGTTTATTACTTTGCAAAGATAATCAAATAAAGAGAGGGGTCAAAAACCCCTCTTTTTTTTTCTATTCAACCAAAAAAATAACCAATTCTCAAATTATGGAAATCGCAATTCCCGTTTTTGACTCTTTTCGGGCAGGATAAACCGTAAAGACCTCTCCTGATTCCTCATCCAAAAATGAGGTTTTTTCCTTTAAAGTTTTCAAAAAAGACTGGCGGTCCTTTTCGGCTTTGCTGATCTGCTCTTTCTGGTCGGCAATTCGGGCAATGACCGGATCACCCGTCTTATCGAAGTACCACTTTGTTCCCATCTCTTTCACTTCAACCTTTGCCCCATAGATGGCAAATGATTTGCCGTGTTTCTGGGCCTCTGACAAGGCGAATTCTTGGATTGAGTCTATTGCTCCATCCAGAGCCTTGCTCAATGCCTTAAGCTTTACAATGAGGAATAACGGGTCTTCAAAGCCGTTACTAACTGAATCCAGTATTTCGTTCTGGAATTCTGTAATCTCGGCCCCCGTTTGGGGACCGGATTTGATTAATTCAATGTTGTTCATGGTTATTTGATTCTAAAAAGGCATGGGGTCAAAATCTTCTTCCTGACTTGCAGGGCCGAAATTCTCAATCTTGTTCTTGATTTCCTCCATGTGACGAATTTCTGGGCTGATCATGGTCTTGTACTCCTTCGACTGGCGAATCTTGTCTTTCAAAAAGTCCGGCAACGAATCAAATTTGTTTTGGTCGAAGTTTTCCAGAGTGAATTCGAACGATGGGTTGATCTGTGGCGGCATAATAACGCCCTTCATTACCGTGCTAACTGAAGCAATCTTATCGTAAATCCGTGACGGGTCTTTCTTGCCTGGTTCATGAACGATTGAGAGCATACAAGGCACTCCGAGCAACTTGGTGACATCGAAGGCTTTCGCCTCGTCTTCCGTGAAGCCCTTGCCTCTCCAAGAGGTCAGAAAGGCCCGTAGGCTTGACTTCTCATGCATGGACAATGTGAACTCCTTACTGATCGCTTGCGGTTGTTCTCCCTTTTCAGGATTGAACACCTTGAGTTCGGTCGGAAGTTCCCAAGTTATGCGAACCTTATTGACCATTTTTTCCAAACCTTGGAACTCTTCTTTTACGGTTCCTATTTGAACCATTGAATAACACCTTGCCAGATATGTTCCGGCAGGGATTGGCTCATAAGATGAGCCGCCTGAATTGGTTGCGGTAATTGCCATTTTTTTGTTTGTTTAAAACTTTCGACAAAGATAAAACAATTCTTTCTATTTGCAACAAAAAAAAGAAAATAAGACAAAAAAATAGGTCAGAATATCCGACCTACTTTACTTCAACCCAAGATTAGAGTTACCCATATGAAGGTTTTAAACGTGGGCCACGTTTGCCCATATTGCCGACCAGTTCAGCCGCAATACGTTTGTTTTTATCGTTGTCGATGAGTTTAGGTTTGCATCCTTCGATCTTGTCGGCCCAATCAAATAGTTCCGCATTCTTTGAAATCGTATATTTTGGAACGCCATAAATTCGGAAAAATTCCGTTACTGTTAGCGTTGTTTGTATCTGTGTCTTTGCCATATCTATTTTTCAGATTTGCAAAGAAAAGTAAAAAAGAGCAATTTGCAAGAAAATATAAATGCCGGGTTTTAGTATGGAGTTTTTGCCGATAAAAAAGATTGGGCCTTTTGCCCCGTATGTTGGATCAGAAGACAACTTCCAGAAGGCCGTTGCTCGATACTTGGATGCTAAAGGTGTGCTATGGTTTCATTGTCCGAACGGAGGTCATAGGAACGTAGCTGAAGCCGCAAAACTCAAAGCGATGGGAGTCAAGGCCGGAATACCGGACATCCTGATTCTGGAACCGAGGAAGTTCTGTTACGGATTTGCCATTGAATTGAAGGTGGGCAAAAATAAATGCACCGATCACCAGAATGAAATGCGTAGGCACTTCATAGCCCACAATTGGCACGTCCTCGTCAGCTACTCCCTAGACCAGGTGATTTATGAAATTGATAAATATTTATCTTGATTATTTGCAACAGAAAAAAATACATTATTGATTTGCAAAAAATAACAAAAACAAAAATCATGGATACCATTGGAACAGGCAAGGCGAAAGAAAGCCTATTAACCAGAATTGATAAGTTGGAAAAGAAGTCTGAATCCAGACGGAAGCAGGTTGAATACTGGAGAGACAAGAGTAATTCTTGGGAGGAAAAGTTCTTCTTCGTTCAAGATCAAATGATCGCTGAGAATCAGGAAATCACCAAAAAACTGGAAACCATTGAAACCAAGTACAAATGGGCCAATGAAGCTCATAAGATTATGAAGCAATCCAACGAGGAACTTCTGGAGCGATGCCGACTTGCCGAGAGTGGTGAACTGGTGTCAAAAATGGAAGTTAAGAACCAGAAAGTTGAAATCATGTTGATGAAAGGCGATTTGGAATTTTACCAGAACGAATTTGAAACTTTAAAGAAGGATCACGAAGAACTCCACAACGATCAGAAGTACACCAAGGTACTTACATGGGTGGGTTGGATTATGTTCTTCACGACTCTTTTCGGTTTCATATTTTTACGCTCATAATCATGACACAAGAAGAAATCAAATCCACGTTGCAACCCTTACTGAAAGCCATTCAAAAGGCTGAACAGGAATATGCAGAGGCCAAGGCGTTGATCAAAACGGCCATTGCGAAGCCGTATATGAATAAGCCTTGCAGGATTACCAAAGGTAACTTCGAAGACAAAGAAGGCAGGATTGTGAACGTGGTAATTGATCCGAATTATGATGTGTGGTTTCTGGTACAAATTGGAGAAGATGCCCACTATTATCCAATAGAATATCTGGAAGTCTTTTTGGAGAAATGAAAATTTAGTATATTTGCAATGCCGAAAGGCTGATGGGTCGCAGCATCAGAAAATCTTTCATCTTTTTTTGCCTTTATGAGCCTAGTACGGACTGCGACCCGGAACGGCACATAAAGGCTTTTCTGTTTTATAACATTTTATGATAAGTTTTAAAAAAACATGGAGATTCTTTTACAAAAATGAACTCAGAGAGAGATGTGAAAGATTTGAGGTTGAAAAAGATGATTTAGCCCCATTTTTTTGTATTAGTCTTAAATGGTGGTCTGCAAAAAGTAATGGTAAGGAAGTTGAACTTGAACTTGATGATAAAAACACAAGAGAACTTTACTTATTTCTAAAGGATTATTTTGACAATCAAAACACTTTAGAAAATGGCTAAAGACCCTGCATTCTTGTTTTATCCTGGTGATTATCTCAGAGATACTCAATGCCTTTCCGAATCGGTTCAGGTTGCTTACGATCGTATCATGTGTGAACATATGAGAAACATATGTATTTCACAACAACAACTAAATTTCTTTACAAAACGATTGAGTGAAGATGAAAAGTCAGAACTTGAAATGGTTTTGACTAAGGTTGAGGGTGGTTTTCAAATTGCTTGGGTTGCTGAAAGTATCTGTAAAAGAAAGGCTTACAGTAGTAGTAGAAGTGAAAATAGAAAGGGAAAACCTAAAGAAGATATGAATAACATATCTGATACATATGTGGAACATATGGTAAATGAAAATGAAAATGTAATTGAAGATAAAAAAGAAGATAAAAAAGAACCTAAAAAACCAAAAAGTAAAAAGCCGATAATTCCGACCGAAGAAGAATTTTTAGCTTACTATAAATCTGAACTTTCAAAACAATTTCCAGGTCTTGAATTCAATATGAAAGCAAAATATGAACAATGGGTATTTGATGGTTGGAAAGATGGTTTTGGCACAGAGATAACTAATTGGAAATCAAAAATGAAAAATGCCATTACACACATGAAAATAAAATATGACCCTAACCAACAAGCCCCAATCGGCCCTCTGGCCTTTTCTTCCAAAACAATAAACAAATGAAACAAGCAGAACTTGAACAAGTCATCCTCGGTGCGGTCCTGATCGACAAGGACGCACAGATTGAATTCTTTTCTCTGGTCAACTCTGCAGATGTCTTTACAGATGACAAGCACCAGATCGTTTATCAGGCCGTGAAAGCCCTCTATGATGACAACAAGCCCATCGACATCCTGACCATTGCCGAATGGACAAAGAAGGCCGGAAATTATAAATCAATGGGAGGTGGCAAAACCCTAACCACATTGGCCGGGAAACTATCTTCTGCCGCCCATTTCAGCATTCACATCCGTTTTCTTTTGGAAGCATACGTGAAACGTGGAATCGGTTCGTTCGCACAACAATTGCTCACATCATCCGTCAATGATGTGGATGATGTCTTTGAACGTGTAGCCAAAGTTCAGGCCGGACTTGAAAACCTGATTAACCAGGTAATCGTGAAAGACGAAAAAAGCATTTCCGAAACCCTGCGTGAAATTCGGGAAAAATGGGAGATTGAAAACATCTCTGGACTTGCAGGTATGGCAACCGGACTACATACGCTTGACGCCGCTACGGGCGGCCTTGTTGACACGGATTTGATTGTAATGGGTGCAAGGCCCGGGCAGGGCAAAACGGCCTTCCTGATGAGCCTTATACAGTCCTATTGCAAGCGAGGTATTCCGGTGGGGATGTTCAGTCTGGAAATGGGCCAGACTCAACTGGTTCAAAGGTTGCTTTCTTTGGAGTCGGATGTATTTGCCTATAAAATCCGAAACGACAAATATGACAACTATGATCGTCAACGGTTATACGATGCCGCATCCAAAATCGACAAATGGCCCTTGCACATCAACGATGAAGCCGGAATGACCCTGAGACGATTGCGGACGAGGGCGCACATCTGGAAGAAGGAATACGGAATCAAACTGCTCTGCGTGGATTACCTGCAACTGATGTCATCGGACAACAAGAAAGGCAATCGAGAATCCGAGATTAGCGAGATTTCCAGAGGGCTAAAAATATTAGCCAAAGACTTACAAATCCCAATCATTGCCCTTTCCCAGTTATCGAGAGCCGTTGAAAGCCGGACGGATAAGATGCCGCAACTGTCTGACCTCAGAGAGTCGGGAGCGATTGAACAAGATGCTGATTCGATCTGGTTCCTGATGCGACCGGGTTACTATCCTCAGTTCAGGGAATCCAGAACTACAATGGTCGAGGGTGACGAGTATGAGACGGAAAACTTATGCATACTTTCAATAGCTAAATTTCGGGCCGGAGAAACTAAATTACTGGCGTTGAAATGGGATTCAAACTTGATGAAATTTAGTGACTACCATGCACAGACCACTTTCTAAAGACAATTGCCTGCAGATTCTGCCGTTCGTGAATGCCTTGCAGAATCGGGTAAAGGATCAATCTGTCACCAAGATGGACATTTCGATATTTATCACCCTGGTTAAAGACATTTTAAAAAATGACAAACCAGAACAAATCAGGTAATGGCAATTCAAAGGACATCCGGTTGATTGAACAGATGATGGAATCGGTGATCAGGAAACGTGACCATCATTATGACAAAGCCAAACAACTCAAGACAAAAAGCCAAATCCAGGAACACAAAGCCAATGCTGAATTCTACGATTCACTTTTCTGGATTCTAAAAGACCATAAACGATTAAAAACCAAAGAAATAAGCTATGCAGCACTACCAAAAAAAGACTAAGAAAATGTCCGAATACAACGGAATCAGGAAGATAACCGCAACATTTAGCGATGAGCAGATGGACCGATTTCTTGCCGTATTTGGGCAAATGAACCGTTCAAAGCTAATTCGTGATTTATTGATGAAGGCGGTTCGAGAAAAAGAACAAGAATTGAACGAAAATAAATGATTAATTGACTCAAAAAATCCACATAATTGCATTGCTAACTAATATATCTGGCTTAATCATTGTTTTTTACAATTAAATATTGAATAAATCTTACAATGAGTACTAAAATGGACGCAATCAATATTGAAGTGGTGGAAAAGCATTATAAAGATTGGATAAAAGACAATCCTGGTTGGCCTTATGACTCCAGTACAATGATTCACTTCGGGGAGTTCTGCCTTCATAAAGAGTTGGATAAGTACCATGAACTTGAGGAGGCTTCGAACGGGGCTTGGTGGGATCAGGTTAACATCATTCTTTTGGTGAACTTCCTCAGGATGCCCGAAGACCGCCAGAAACGATTATTCCAGTCCATAGTTGAACGCAAACCCAATCTGATTAAAGATTACCTGATATGACACATAAGGAGCAAGCTGAACGGTTCTTCGAAGAGTGGGAAGCCAAGAACAAGGAATGGCCTTACTACCCTGAGATGGTGATTAACTTTGCGGCCTATTGTCTGAAGAACCAAGAGGCCGCAGATTTGAAGAACTTCTACTATTGGGTCAAAGCCAATAAATTGATCGGATTATCGACTGAAGAAAAGGTCCAATTTTACTTGAAAGACAAATGAAGCACGAACACACCTACTCTTTGAAAATCTACAATGGCCGTATAAAGGTCTATGTGGATGACTTTGTGATGTTCTCGTTCAACCAGATTGACTTTGCCGGATATTACGCCTACAAGGACGATACAGACCTTTATGGTCTTGACATCTACCTGAACCGTGAGAAGGCCGGACCGATGCAGATGGAGGTATACTTTAAGACAAAACAGAACTGGATGGCAATACTCAAACTTCTTGACGAACATTTATAACGGTTCTCGGCTTTGCGATGGTGGGGTTTCAAGGCACAAATGTTCAACCCACAACTAAACTTAAATAGAAGTACAAATGACCAATAAAGCACAAAAGCCCCACTATTGCAAAACCGATGTTATAAGCAGTTGCGATTGCTTAGTAGGATTTCTTAGCGGAGAAAAAGTAAACAAATCTACTATTGATTATGAAGTAGAAAGGATTGTAAACATTCAACCAACTTTTAAAAAGTATGGCTTATTGAATGGAGAACCACAAACTAAAAGTCAAATAGTAGATGGTAGAAAAGGATATTTAAGCAGATTTGTTTACTGCCCTTATTGTGGCGAAAAAGTCAATTGGAAGCAGGTTCTTAGCAATTGCTTATAACATATCGCTTTACGCAATTAAAGTAAAATTGTAAGCAAATGACACACCAGACCGCACTCGACCGACTGAAAAAAGAACTGGAATCCTATGGCGATTCACAGTTTATGATCATTGATTGGCACGCCTTGAACGGGATGTTTGAAAAGTCAAAGGAAATGGAGAAAAACCAGATCAGCGAAGCCTACCGGAGCGGAGTTGAGGATGATGTGATATGGAACCCTTTGCGGACGGGTGAGATGTATTACAATGATACATTCGGATAAATTATAGCTATTTTTGATTGCCTTAAAAAGAGGCAAGTAGGGATTTAGAGAACGTGATAAAATGCCTCTACCATTGGCAGGGGCTTTTTTCACTCACTCTTTGGAAGTTGCGATTCAATCCGGTTTCGCTTTTTAACCAAATCCCAAAAGCCAGTAATGAACTGGCCTAAAACATAAATCAGTATAGCATCTGACTTGTCTACCTTTTCGAATTTATAAAGCCATCCCAAGCCGAATAGAAGCCCTGCCGTCATCAATGTGACAACGGCAAAGGTTATTGCTTCCATCCACCTCTGAAAGGTCATTAAAGGCCGGGGAAAATCCCTTTAATCAGGCCACCAATAAACCGACCTCTTTTCTCTGCTCTCTCAACCTTTGAACTCTTTGAAAGATTGACTGAATCCAGATATTGAATACACAAGGCCAATTTTTCAATCTCAGATTGTAGCGAGTCATTGCCATTCTGCAACACCTGGATTCTGACGGACTGCACCAACATCAAAGAATCAACCTTCCGGTCAATCTTTGAGCGTTTCTGAATGCCAGATTGAATTTGTTGTTCGATTGCAGCCAGACCCAGATAAAGAGCCACAACTGCGATAATTAGATACTTCATAGAATTGATTTGATAAACTTTAAAAATTTAGCCCAAAATGATAATCTGCGTTGATTGATTGCATCCTTTAGAATCAAAGGTCTGATCTGTGTTTCCCATTCCGGTTTACTCACATCCCTGACACGCTTGTAGGTGTCAAGGGCCGCATTGAAGCAACGCCAAACAAGCAGGATTAACCAACCATGATAGAACAAGAATGACTCAAATGATGAGAAGCCAATGTTGACATCGGCAAGTGAATACATCATTCTCATAGACCAATACGAGCATTGGTCACCAACGGCCTGAAACGTATCCTGCCGAAGGTTACACACGAAGGTGGTAAGAAGCTTCATTACTTTGACCAGATGACTTTAGCAGGTAATGACGGATCACAATCAACGTGAATCCATGACTTGTAAACACCAATCCGGTTGAACCCAACCGCCAGAAGTGAAGTGAGAATCCGATAGCCTTCCGTACCGGATGAATAACCGATGTCAGCCGCCCAACCTTTGGTATGTGCCGAATTCGGTTCACCACCACCGACCGCCTTGTTATGAGCCGGAGTCCTGAAGCCTGAGTTGATCTTAAAAGGCAATCCGCATAATTCACGGGCCTTGTCAAGTTTAACGAGAAAGTCTGATTGCATAGCTGAACCGCTTCCGGGGGCATCAGGTGAATCAAACTCACGTAAAGTGAAGTGTTTTATCTGTACCATTTAACAAATGTCCATCAAAAAATTATACAATCAAAACGGCCTGAAAATCAAAGGGATAAAAATAATTGAAAAAATATTTTCTATTTCTTCTTAAAAAAGTTTGCAGAAATGAAAAGTAGTTGTATTTTTGACCCGTCATCAGATAGATGATAATAGCGGCCCGCTAATCAGGGTTAACTTTTTTAAGTTATGTCAGTTTCCCCTCTTTCTTTTTCTGCTTCTCGTTCAGGGTTTAATGCTTACTTAAAAGCATCTGGAATCAATCCTGCTGACAAAACATCTGTTTTGATGTTTTCAATCCCTTTTGAACAATTTAAATCACTCGACAGACGGACTATTGATCAGAAGATTGAAGAAGCCGGAAATGAAGCGGAAAGACTTCATGATGTTTATATTAACTCTTTAAAGGACGGGAAAGAAGCAGATGCAGAATTTGCATTAGCCGGATGGAATCGTAGATCATCTGAGTTTTTAAGTCTGATAAAGCAAAAATATAAATGCAATGTTATTTAATTGGGTGAAAAATGGCGGCCATTTTCGGAGAGAATGCCGCCTTAAAAACGGAATTTGGCTTGTAGTTGATCGGAGTAATGGCGGCTATTATTGGGCTGTTAATAGTTGTGGAGGTTCGTTGTCAAATCCATATATAAAGAGAGAAGAAATGGCTGAAAACATGAAAGAGGCCAAGCAGAAGGCAGAATCAGAATATTTAAAAACATCAAACGAAATAGCTTCTTTATTCTAATAATCAACATGGGGCTTCGGCCCCTCATTTTCAAACAATCAAAAAAATAATCATGAGAACAGTAATTCAAAAAGCAACAAAAAAAGAGTGGTTGAATTCATTTAACCAGATCAGGTCTCGATTTCCGAATTGTCTGGACAATCCAGATAGCAGAACAAAGGAAGGAACCAATTCGTACACCATCCTGAAAAATGGCAAACTATTAACCGTTTACTATGCCTAAAGGAATCCCAAACAATGGCCCTCGCAAATCAGGATGCGGACGCAAGGCCGGAGAGCCAACGACAACGATAGCGTTTCGCGTTCCGGTTCAGTACGCAAGCAGATTGAAGATTGCAGTCAAGAACCTGGTCAAACAAATGAAGCAGGAACGTGAATTAAATTCAGCACTTGTCAAAGCCTCATAATTTGAGGCTTTTTCTTTTTATATTTGCAAAAACAATTTCAATTATGCCACTCAAAAAAGGATATAGCGATAAGACCATCAGCAAGAATATCAAGACTGAAATGAAGTCTGGACGCAAGCAACCCCAAGCAGTTGCAATTGCCTTGTCGGTTGCTAAAAAAGCCAAAGCAGCAGCTAAAAAGAAATAGTCAATTAGTCTTTATCTTTGCAAAAAACAAAAGCAATGAAGAAGCCCGGATTGTACGCCAACATCAACGCAAAAAAGAAACGCATTGCCGCAGGTTCTGACGAGAAGATGAATCGTGTCGGCTCTAAGGCCGCACCATCGGCATCCGACTTCAGGCAAGCCGCTAAAACGGCTAAGAAGGCAGCTAAAAAGAAATAGTCAATTAGTCTTAAAATCATACCGTGAGAACGGCACTACTTAAATTTAAACACTATGGCCGCACCCATCGGAAACGAATTCTGGAAGCGTAGAACTAAACATGGAAGAGATAAGTTATTCACCAAACCTGAACTACTTTGGGAAGCTGCTCAAGAGTATTTCCAATGGTGCTTTGACAATCCATTAATTGAAATTGACTTTGTCGGCAAGGATGCCACACAAGTGCAAAAGCCAAAAATCAGGGCTTTTACTTGGTCGGGATTGGAATTATATCTTGATATTGATTCGCTCAGAGAATACAAATCAAATCCAGATTATAAAGAATTTTCCCAAATCATCACACGCATAGAAAAAATAATGTACACCCAAAAGTTTGAAGGGGCTGCGGCAGGGCTATTAAATCCGAACATTATTGCCCGTGATTTGAGATTAAACGATGGCGATCCGGTTCCAACAAATCTCACCGTGACCATCTCAGGCCCGACACCACCGAGTGAATAAATCCTGATGCGATAACATTGACACCGGAGTAAATTAGCATAACCACTAAAAAAGGGAATGAATTATCATTTTGAACGTCAATTTTGGCTTAAATGGTATTGGCCTTTCATTGAGACCTTGTACACCAAAGAAGGTCACTACGGCACAAGGCAATCGGCCAAAAGCCACAACATCGCCAGAAAGCTAATCTACCATTCGTTCAAACCGGAACAGTTCAATGTCATCCATTCCAGAAAGGTCTATTCAGACATTGAAGGTTCTACGTTCACTCTGCTGACCAACCTAATTTACAAGCATTTCAAGAATGATTTCATCATCCGCAAGAATCACTTTGAGATCATCAACAAGCATACGGGTAATTGGTTTAGAGGTTTGGGAATGGATAAGGCTGAAAAGGGTAAAGGTGTGGAAGGGGCCAACATTGCATGGTTGAACGAAGCCAACCAGTTTACACGGGAAGATGTGGATTACATCGACACAACCCTGCGAGGTGAATCCGGTGTGAAGATCAGTCTGATAATGGACTGGAATCCGGAATCCATCAATCATTGGTTAAAAAAGGAAGTGGATGACAACATTGACAAACCGGATTGCATTTACCACAAGTCAACTTTCTGGGATAATTACACTATCGACCGGGAAGCATTGCACGAACGATTGCTTCGGATCAAAGGTCACGGGATGGAAGGTGAACGCAGATACAAGGTTTGGGCATTGGGTGACTGGGGCATTGAAGACATTGACCGGACCTTTGCCTATGCCTTTGACGTTGGCAAGCACGTTGTAAAAGGCCCGATTCAAGTTGTTCCACAATATGACCTTTACTTGTCATTTGACTTTAACGTAACAAACACCTGCGGAGTTTATCAGTTCCTGAAGAATGCCCCTGGTCAAAAGTATTATGCCGTAATCAGCAAAATAAAAACCTATCGAATCGGGGATCTTCGGGTCTTATGTGAAACGATCAAAGCCGAATATCCAAAAGCCAGATTCATAATCAACGGTGACGCATCCGGGCAAAACAAGAGTGCGTTTACATCCGACAACATCTCAGCATACACGGCCATTAAAGCCCATCTACAACTGAACGATTACCAGATTCAGGTTGCCCCGGCTAACCCGTCACACATCCAGTCAAGAGTCATTACCAACATGGTCTTCCAATTGTGCAAAGTTCAAATCAGCGATGAGAACGACCTGACGATTGAGGACTTGAAGCAAGCCCAAGTAGACCGGAATGGATCATTAGACCCGTGGAAAACAAAGAACCCGAACCTATCCCATAGTCTGGATGAATTCAGATATTTTGTTTTCACGAATTTTCACGAAATTGCATCCTTTATTGATCTGTAAATATGAAATGCTGCGACACCTGCTATTCGATTTGTGAGCCTCTGATAAGTTGCTTTGAAACGCTCTTGGTTTATCTGCCGATTGGATATTCAGACGAAACGGTTAAGATCAGGATTAGCAACGGCCAGAACCATGTGACCTATCAGACCTCTGAGGTCATCGGTGGTACGCACATTCAGATTGATTTGGACAACACATTGATTCCGCAGGGTTTCTTTTCCGGTTTTGGTGGCCCATATCAGATTGAGTTTTTTGGAATCGACCTGAACCAATTGACATTTGTTGCAATTGACGGAAAAACGTATAATTGCATCACCTTCCAAGTTGTGAACGGATCAACGGATGAAACGATTGCGTTTGTCAATGCGTTCTACAACGAGATACCAGGGGGCTACTGATTATGAGAAAGCAGAACGGACTGAATGTTTATACGCACGATGAGGCGGTTGATATGCTGCTGAATCAGGACGAGCCAAAGCCTGAAAGGGATAATTCAGCCTTTAAAATCCTTCTGGTTCTGGCAATCGTTGTCATACTTTCAATCCTTTTGTTTTAACCATGAAAAACTATGAATCCAACTGTGGCGGCAAGCGGAGAGGGTGCTGCATTATTGTACCTGACGTTGATAGCGATTCTGTCAGCGTTCCTATCCTTGTTTATAGATCATCTGTTGGACGATCACCCATTTGGGCAGTCATACCTATCTCAAATCCAAAAGCTACCCATAAACATCGCAAAGCCATTAGGTGAATGTGTGTATTGTTCGGGTGCTTGGCAGTTTCTAATTTTCTCTATTTTCATATTTAATCAGTCAATATGGCTTTCAATCTTTGGCCTTGGTTTAAATCACGCAATCCTCAAACTACTGGTATTCTTACGCAACAAGCTGAACCCGTAATTCCTCAGTACAATGGAACTGCCGACCGCAAGCATTGGGATAAGATCAAGTTTGCGTTCACTTCTGGCAACCGGAACTACTTCTGTTTCTCGCACGATATTAACATCCCTTACGAGAGGATGTACGCAGCGATTGACATTTATCGGGAATTGGATGCGGCAGTCAATCCGGTGTTCCTGGATTCCCATTGCAAAGCCGTAGATGCCGTCCTTGAATCCGAAAAGATCAAGACCAACAAGAAACTAATGGAAATCGGCATCCTGAATGCCCGGTTAAAAGAACGTAAAGAACTGGCTATTTCAGTCCAGATTCAGTTGAAACTAGCAACGGTCAAATACTTTGACGAGACAGAGAACCCATTTGGCTATCAGCACGACTACAACAAGGCTAAGATCGAACATTGGGCTAAAAATGCCGATGTTCCTACTTTTTTTTTGAGTCTGCCGGAAAATCAATATCTGACTACTGGAGACGAGTTACAGAGGAGTTTAGCGACTTATTTAAAGGGCGAAACACTAATGAACTTGAAGATGTTAGAGCATCATATTACATTGTTAGCCTCAGAGACTTCAAACGAAGATACTCAGAAAATCTTAGCTTTGCAGAAGGGATGGGAACAGACCTTTCTGGATTGGTCGAACAACCCCTCTACACTTACTATCTGATGTACTCGCATTGGGTAGCAACACTTAAAGCTAACAAGTCCAATGCGAAACTATGAGTACCTTAAGTACCAATCAGATTGTCGTTGAATACATCATCAGAGGTGATGAAGTCAATAAAGCCAGAACAGCATT